GTGTAACAAAGTCTTTTTTATGAACCATTTTTTTTATCCTTATGTTTTGTAAGAGATTATATTTTATACCTAAAAAGGTTAAGAGGAACTAATTTTTTATCTATATAATTGTATCTAATATTCTAAAAAGGAAAAATCATGGCAACAGCTAAAACTAAACCAAATATTTATAAAGCAATAATGGATTTTCGTTCTCAAGTAGATTCAGTAGAGAGAACCTCGAAGAATGAATTTCTTAATTACCATTATGCTAATATCAATAACATAATCGACACTATCAAACCAGTTCTTTATGATTTGGGTATGGGTTATGTGCAAACTATTCAATATGTTGATGGAATTGATCTATTAAATACAAGAGTTTTCCTGGTCGATTACCCTGAAGAATACATTGAATCTAATGTCAGACTAATCATGGTTAAAGAGGACAGTCAGTCATTAGGATCGAGTATTACTTACAATCGTAGGTATTCTTTGATCTCAATTTTTTCTCTTGAAGTCGAAGATGATGATGGTGAAAGAGCAGTTAAAACCAAACCAAAAACACCAACTCAATCATGGAACCAACATATCAACGAGATTAAAGATAAAATCGACAAGGCTAAGAAAGATGGTGATAGTGAACAGGCTATTAAAATTTGGGAATATTTAGAAGGAAAAACCCTAAATGAAAATGGAGAATTAATGGAAACTTCTCGATACATTCCTATGTTAGATTACTACGAACAAGTATTCGACGGAGAGTTACCTGGGTGAAATTAACTGTTATCACTTATCAGTTAATCGGTGTGCAACAGTTTAAGGATCTGTTGCTGGGTTTTTCTATTTGTTACCCACTCCAGCACCGACAATAAGTGCGTAAGCTATTAAGACTAGTCGGCTTTGTGGGATCTACGACAGCGATCCCACCCTTTTTTTTAATTAATAGGAACAATCATGGTAGAAAAATATCGCAACTTACCCCAAAATGGGAGTTTATTCAAAAGTAAATTCAAAACCAATGATGGATCAGAAGAAGATAGTACGAGAGAGGATTATTATGGTACTTATGTGGACATAAATGATAAAGAATGGAAACTAAAGGGTTATATTAAAAAATCTGAGTATGGTACTTGGCTTAAAATAAAAACCCTTGATCCTGATGCCCAACCTAAACAATCTGAACCTGTTGTTCAAAAGGAAGAATTTGATGATGAAGTACCATTTTGATAACAAAAATACAAAACGGTCAGCAATACATACAGTATCCTAATTCTACTCAATGGTCATTGTTGTTTACTTTAAGTGACGGTCAGAAGATTACTGTTAGAATGTTAGCTGACAAATTATCATGTAATTTTCAATGTGCTAGGGCAAGATTAAGACGAACCTCTGATCCTGAATTAATATTTAAACCTATTCTAAGAACACGAAAGAACAGACATGATGGTGGTGGTTCTACAAAGAAAGGAAAATTTGCATTTGATCCTAGTACCTGGTTTGAAGATCCTTTAGTTAAATTAATGTTAAAATAATATAATGGTTAATACAGAAACAGAATACTATTTCACTTATGGCGATCTCTCAGGAAATTTCTTTGTAAAGTCAAGTGATGATGGTTGCCATAATATCTATAACACTTTAAGGGATTTGTTAATAGAGAATGGTGAGATTGAGAAGTTTTTAGATACACAACTTCTTACTGAATTAAGGAAAGTGCCTAAAAAGTGTGTTCATACTCAATTGTACAATGCACAAGAACTTGTTATTTTAAAATAAATGCCAATCCACAAGTTAGAAACACATCAAGCAGATATACACTACTTCATGCTAAGTCGAGAGGTTGTTCAGGCTATTGATAACCCTGATGCTTTAGCCATTTGGTGTTATCTCCAATCTAAACCTCAAAACTGGATTGTTTTAGAGGATCAAGTAAGAACACATTTCGATATGGGTAGATCTAAATACCTAAAAGCAATGAAGTGTCTAAGAACAGCAGGTTTATATCATGTAGTAAGGCTAAAAGATGATAAGCATAGGTTCTCTAGCAATGAATTCCATATATATCCTTTTTCGTACCTACGGCTTTCCGTACATACGGAAATGCATACCGACATTAAAGAGAAAGAGAATACAAATAGAAAGAGAAAGACTCTCTCTACTGAAGAACGACAATTATTTGAAGATTTCAGGCAACGATATGGTGGAAAGAAACGAGGACTTGATACGGAGTTAAATAACTTTACCAAGAAAACTAAAGATTGGAAAACTGTTTTACCTATGCTTGCTAGTGTAAACTTAGATTTTGATGTTGCTGATAAAAAATACATTCCTCACCTACAGACTTTCATTAACCAAAGGAAATGGGAAATGATGACACCGAGTAAGAGTAAATCACAACCCTATCAAGAATTTAACTGGAGAAAATAATGCCAAAAAAAACCAGACAATTATCTATTGAAGCAGTTGGTCATGGTCAGCGTCGACCTGCCTATAATCCAAAATTTCAAAATGCTAGACTACTATCTACAAGGCAAAGTAAAAGAAAACAAGAAAGACAAAGGAGAAAAAAATGAGTATGTCTTATGGTGATCTGTTTGTACCTGATGTAGTAAGCAACTGTTGTGGTGCTAGGGTTTACTACTATGATTTATGTGAAGATTGTAAAGAGCATTGCGAAACAGAAACAGAAGAAGAATATTATGGAGAAGAAGAAAATGCAAACCTATAAAATAAGAGTACCCATCTGGAAAACTAGGTCGATAGGTGTAGCAACTTATCGAACCCCATGCTTAATTGACATTACCTACACCAATACAAAGGGTGAGAGAATTTATCCAGATACCTACTATGTATCAACAGAATTTGCAGATCAGTATCCTGTGAAAAAATTCGGCAGTAGTCCAGAAATGTACATAATTCCTATCAATAGACTTATTAAGGAGGTGTCAAGTGAGTAAAATGGGCAATATACATCTACAGGCACAAGAAGATGCTAGAGATGGTATGGATCTAAAGTCTTATTTAGATGAATATGGTGATGGTGCTTTAGATATTTGGGAAGAATTTAATGGGTGTGATGAAGATGAGGATAAAGATGAGTCAGAAAACTTTTGTTTGTGATGATTGTGGTTTGAAATTTAATTTTGAAGATATTAGTGTAAATGAGGTATCTATTTGTAAGTTGTGCAATGATGAAGAAGATGAGGCAAAACAAAAATCCTTTTTTGGTAAGTCTTTGGAAAAACAATCAGACTATGAAGTACAAACAGAGCATTGGGATTATGATAGGAAAATTACAGACTTCTGATGAAAACCAATAAAAAAACTATCTACAGAGAATTAAAAAAGACCTTTGACTCATTGGATGCTGAAAGATCTGTTGTAGGGGGCCTACTCTTAGATCCCTGCTTAGATCGTGTCCTGGGTACTGGCCTGGTATCAGATGATTTCAGTAATGACAAATTAAGGTATATCTTTAATTGCATTATAGAATTGATAGATGCAAAAAAACCTGTTGATATACTAACTGCAAGAGATTTTATTGAACTACAGGAACAACCTAAAAGTAGATCCTGGGCAGTAGATTTCAAAGACCTTGCTTATTTAACTGAAGATTGTGTTGGTACAGAAAATATTGAGGTTTATGCCAAGCATATCCGTACTTGCAGAATTTCAAACGACATTGAATTATGTAAATTCAACATTGATTACGACAATTACCAGGAATCAGTTGATGAAATTCAGAGATTGGAAAATGAATTACTGGATCAGAACGAAAATTCAATGCAGAACATTGTATCGAAAACAATAGATTATATCCATGATGTTAGTATTCATGGAACAGGGTTATCGAGTGGTTTTGAGTCTTTAGATGCTCTCACTTCTGGATTCAGGCAAGGATCTTTGAATGTTATAGCAGGTAGGCCGTCAATGGGAAAGTCTACACTTGCCCTAAACATAGCAAATCACCTAAGTAGTACAAAGAATGTACTCTTTTTCTCTTTGGAAATGAGCCAGGTGCAGTTAATGCTGAAAATTGTATCAAGTGAAACCTTTCTGCCCATGCACAAGATTGAAAGAAACCAGTTATCCGACAATGAAGAACAGATTTTTTATAAAACACTTGCCCAGGCAGGTGATAAAAGTATGACTATTGTGGATAGAGGTGGACTTAGTGTCAAAGATATTTCTTCAATGGCTAGAAAAATGAATATAGATAGAAAACTTGATGTTCTTTTGATTGATTATCTGCAAATTATGAGATATGACAAAGGAAGAGAGATTTCTGAGCTAGGACATATAACAAGAGAACTAAAGTACCTCTCTAAGGAGCTTCAGATACCCGTAATCCTACTTTCTCAGTTGAGTAGGGGGGTAGAGTCCAGAGAGAATAAAAGACCTTATATGAGCGATTTACGCTCTTCAGGGGAAATTGAGCAAGATGCTGATATTGTCATGTTCGTTTATCGAGATGAATATTATCATCAAGATACCCCTGATATTGGCCTGGCAGAATTGATCGTTGCCAAGAATAGAATGGGCCAAATCGGCTTTGTGAAATGCGAGTTTCATGGGGAATATTCTAAATTTAAAGATATGGAGATTAATATATATGACAAAGATGATAAGAGTTGATAAATATAATAAGTCGGCAAAAGGGAAACCTTGCCAAATGAGATTAGAGGGGTGTATGCCTGATAACGAAACTGTGGTTTTCGCCCACTTGGGGGGAGCAGGTATGGGTATAAAGGCACTTCCTATACATGGTGCATACCTATGTTACAACTGCCATGATATTTATGATGGTAGAAAACAGGCAGATCCACCCTATGAAAAAGAATTTCTTGAATTGGAAATGCTAAGGGCGGTGATAAATACTCAGAGGTTAATGATAAAAACTGGT